GATAGAGATCAGCTTCAAGACCTTTTTCAGCGTACTGACGCATGTATTCATCACGTTGCAAGATGTTTTCTCCGGGCTTTTGATTGAGATCGAACATGCTTTGCATTGGATGCCTTGAATTCTTTATTGATATAATATTCAATCAACTGATGTTGCATCAAGGGTAACAGTTCACCATTTTCTGCGGCGATGAATCTTACCGGACAACGACCCCAGGTGTTATTTTTTTGAAACTGAGCAAACCAAAGACGATGATTTTTATTTCCTGCATCAAATAAAACCCAAGGTCTACTCCAATAGTTTAATCTGCTCATTGCAAGAGATTCCTTCTGGCATTGCCGTTACGGTTTGTCAATGGTACAACAGTCGACTGCTGGTTTATGGTGGGCCCGGTTGGAATTGAACCAACACTCCCGGCATTATGAGTACCACGCTTTACCTTTAAGCTACAGGCCCATGGATGTAGCATAGCAAATTCGATATAAGCTGTCAATAATTAATCCAAGAGGATCATATAGGCTCTGGGGTTCTTACTACTAAACCAATCCAGTCCTTTACGGACTTCTTTATAGTCACCCGCAACCTCACAGCCCTTGATATAGTCGTAGACTGCAACTTCTTCGGGATTCAGCAAGGCAGTTTTGCCAGTGAAAGGATTTGCGACTTCAACGGGCATCTTGTCCAAAATTTGAATGCCTGGAAAAATATCAAAGATAGTTTGCATTTTAGTGGTCCTTGTTAAATGGTTACCATGCTCCTGGCCAAGCGTAGTATCGGGACAAAGTTTTCCTAGGCCAATTAAGTGCTTCTAATTCTTGCCTTGTAAAGCCTGACAATTTGATACTGCCTACACTAACTGGACGTCCGCGTCGGGTTGTAAATCCATATTCCCATATACACTCAATTATTTTTCGGCGGTTTGTAAGTTTGATTCCGGATGCTATGTCATAGAAGCCACGGGTATTCTTTGTTGCAAAAACCCTACGCACAGGCAAAAAATAATGTAACACACCTTGTCCTGAATCTTCAATACAAAACTCTAGTCCCAATCGGTATTCTTTACCACACCAAGCCAAATACTCCTTGCGCCATGCAGAAGGAACCATTTCTTGTTCAATATTGTTCTGTATTTGTTTGGACAAGAACTGTACTTTATGGGCATCCAACATCAGATATGCGCAATTGTGACGGCGCCCCAAATCAAGCAGGTAAGCCAAATTGCTGGCAGCATCGGCATCAGCTTTGGCACCAATGGTGAATACCACCATGCGATCTGCGTCACGGCTGTGAGATTGATTTGGCCAATATTCATAGTCGACTTTTCGACCTAAACGTTCTTGTGCCGCCAACACCGTATGTATGTTTTGGTACAACAACATCAGTAGATCCTTGGAATTTCTTAGTTTTTAGTCAGTGGTGTCAGCAATTGTTACTGGCCAATGGCCTTTGCTGTTTTTCTTTCACGAACATCAGTATTGAAGTTAGGACGGTGGGTACGAATCAATTGGCGTTCAATCCTATGCGCGGCAGTCTTGCCACGCACCACGTCAATTATACCATACTCAAAATTCTCACAGCCACGTTGACGCAAGGCTTTGTACAGTGCCCAAGATTTGTTTTCCGAGCGACTACGATAGATGTGTTTGTTGATGCGAACTTTGAGGCTTTTGAGCACAGTGCTTTGGGTTTTGGCGGTGACCCCAATGTAAGCGTCTGGGCCCGAACGTATTACATAGATAATGTGCAAGCGATCTGCACGTTTTTTACGGGTAGCTGGTTTAGCGTCCATAAAATATTATAAGAGAAATTGAGTTTTTGGTCAACCTGGACTAGGGCTATTGGTAAGTGCTCACTAACCCAACGTTTTGTCAGGTTTTTTACAGCTTCTAACACTATAACATAAATGGCGTTTCTAGTCAACCTCTTTATATTCATAAAACCCGTACCAACAAGAAACTAACTGTACTGCTTGAGAAAGGCCTTTAAATCGCCATATAATGTGGCCAGCATGGCTTCGCGGCTGCTGAACAATATTAATTTCTTGTGTTTGATATCAAGAAAATAAGGCCATTGCAATTTGCGATCCAACTGCAGCAACAGGTCTTTGGTAATTAATGGTTTGTTGCCTGTTAGATCTATGCTCCAACTTTCTAGATCCAGTGTTTGCAACACGGTGTAACCAATGGCTGTGAGCCGCAGACCACCAGTGGGTCTAATATTCACATACCATGATCTAAGCACCTGTTCAAGATCGTGGTCACGATCCAGCAGGTTAAGCAGTCGTTTTGTGAGCTGGCGCTTATTGTTGGGCATCGGGATAGATTTTGTCTCCCGATTTGAGCAACATCACAGAAAACTTGTCTGTCTTGAACTGTTGATTTAATTTCTTGGCCAAATTAATGGCATGCCCAGGATTGCTAAATGATACCTTTTTGTACTTGGGTCCTGGATACTGCACCAAGAAATTAGAGATTTTGAGATTAATAGGAGCATTGTCAAAAAAAACTGCCCAAATGCCCTGCGAAGCCAGTACCTGCTCGGTCTTGTAAGTGGTTTTGTTGGTAAGTTCTATCAAAACTCGGGGATTGGGTCTGCTCATGATAATCTCTCACAATTATTTATGATAAAGTAAGTAGATTAAAACGAGCCTCCACGCATTTCTATTGTGATCACTTCAGGTTGGGGCTGGGGTTGTGTGCGTAATTGTTCCAATTCCAACAGCAATCTGGTAACTTCGGTATGCAGCATTTTTGCATCTTGTATGGAGCAATTAAAATCTTTGGCTCCTCTCAGTTCAAAATGCTGCAAGCGATCCACAAACTTTTTGATGTAAAGATTGCTCATTACTGGAATTTCAGTGCATCTGCAGTGTGTGCTGGTCCGCGATAAGAGTAACGTTGTAACAAGATCAATTTGGGACAGAAACACTGTTCCCAACGACCATTAACTTCAATTTCATAGTATCCGGCAGCAAACCAAGATTTAGATTTCATTCTTTTGGTGAAAATGGGCAGCCTACGTTGGACATCGTAAATGGCATTGTATGGCACACAGCCAGTGTCAAATCCGTTTACTGAATGTTCACGTGGGGCTTTTTTCTTGGCATGCGGCGCTTCAAAAATGATCCGAGTTTGGTTCTTTAAGGTTTTTATTGTTTTGAATTCTTGCTGATCATTGTACATGCGCACAGTGAATCCTGTGCTGCTGGCCTCAACCATACCGATTTTTTCATCGTTTTCTTTGAGTATCCAGTATTTGTTTGCAATGACAGGTTTTGCTAGGATCATGTGTGCAATGCTCCTTGATATGTTTTATTTAACCACCGTCCAAACTGCTCAGCATGTTCACTGGCACGGTTCAATTGATATTTACCGCAGAATTTCATAAAGTGACTGCCAACTTGCCCCACGTCTTTATGACTGATTTGTGCGTGGATAGCAATATCCACGGCCTGTTTCACTGTATCTGGTTGGGCAGTGAGATCGATCAGGCTGCGATTGCGATTGTAATCATCCAGCACACGATGCTCTATGCCGTTGTGATCAACCCATCTTTGCAGCATGAGATTGTTCCAAGCATAGCCCTTGTTGCCGCGATCAGCAAACGCTTCATTGAGACCCACTTTGTTTTTCGTTCCTTTGGTACGCACCCCGGGATACGCTGAGAACACATTATCACTGATATCACCACGCATGCATTTTTCAAACAACAACCATTCAGGATTTGGAACAGTTTTGGGTTCTTTGGTTTTTTTATCTATAATTCGTTGACCTTTGGCATCAAAAACGCCTTTGACAGTGAGTAGTTCGTCTGTGATGCCGTTGTATTGCTGGACATTTTCGTTCAACAGTTGTACAAAATCTGTGTCACTGGATACAATGTAGTGTTGATCTGTGGGATGCAAGGCGATCCATCTAGCAATGATATCATCTGCTTCGGCATTGGGTTCGCGGATCACAGAGCAATTGGTGCGCACATTGAGATAGTCTTTGAACGCATCAAAGGTTTCCCAGAACATGCGATCTTCATCCTTTTCTTTTTCAGTCAACGCTGCACGAGCCTCGTCACGATTTTTTTTGTAGGGTTGATAGTGATCCTTGCGCCACGAACGTCCTTCCAAACAGAACACCACATGGTCAGCTTGGAATTTATTGAATACTTTGTTTACAGCACTCAGCGTGATGTGCAGAGCATAGCCAACTTTCTCCCAGGGATCTGTTGCGCGGAAAGCCACATGCCGAGCACGGAAAAACATATTGGCAGTATCAATCAACAGATATTTCATATCTAATAAATTTTATTGTCAATACAGTATTGTAACATAAACTCTGCCCAAAATCTATGGGCATCCTTGCCGAAATGCCATGAATGCGGCGCCACTGTGTCAAAACCGTTGCGTATCAGCACATTGTGATAGGTTTGGTCTATATCATATGGACCAATATAGCTATGGCCCCAATCTTGGCGTTTTTTAATTGTACTTCCAAAATAATTGTTGCCATTGAAAAACACATGACGTATCTGTTGTTGTTTGAGTTCTTGATGCATCTGCCAAATACGTTTGTGAGCCTGTTGTTCTTTATCCGCGAGATCCAAATTGGCCACATAATGCCGATAGCGTTCGGCCAATTCTGGCGGGACAGAATCTAATCCCGAGCCGTTGACTTGATACAAGATGTTGTTGTGCAACCACTCCTCACGTTCCCAGGTGCTCCATTGTATGATTACCACAGTACGGTACCAATCTTGTTTGCGCGATGCCAGCCATGCGCGTGTGGTACGCAATATACGATCATTGCTGGCAGCAGATTCAGCATCACAAATAAAAATTGCTTTCAGTGTGTCTGCCAACTGACGCCCCCAGCTGGCGTTGAGATTATCTGGGTGTGGTAAACGTCCAAGATGTACTAGCCCACCGTCATCTTCGGCAAATGCATGAGCATTAACAGCCTCGGCTGCCGCTGTGTGGCTATCACCATTTACATATAAAATTGTCATTTTTGACCTTGGATGTCAGTGGTCAAAATGTTATTTTGGAAGACTAGACTTTTCAGATTCAGCCACACGTTTTCGCAAGCTTGAGCTGGAAAAACTGTGATCTCGACCATTAAACACTATCTTGATTCCACGCTTTTCACATTCATTTTGACCGGAAAAATAAGTGCTTTGATATTCCACTCCCAGTATGCGCACATCAATAGGCAGGATCAACAATAAGTCAACGAGATCTTGTTCGGTAGAATAGACTACTACTTCGTCTACGTATCTACAAGCAGCCAACTGTATTTGGCGTTCTATTATGCTTTGTACAGGTTTGTTTTTTGTGTCAGGACGATCGATGGTAGGGTCTGTCTGTAGACCACAAATGAGATAATCACAGTGATTCTTGGCTTCGGCCAGCATGGCAATATGCCCGGCATGAAGTAAATCAAAGGAGCTAAAAACAATACCTATGGTTCTACCCTCGGATTTCAGACGTTTAATTTCATTAAAAATGTTCATCTAGCGGTTCTCAATATGCAGTGTAATTGAAGTCATTGGTTACACATCAGCGGTCTTGTATATGTCGCTGTATATCTTTAATTTACTAATTTTTGCCTGTCGAGCAATCTCTACTGCCTTGGGATCGATTAGATTATTGTCTACCATGAGATTGACCATGCACAAAAAATCTCCAACTTCGGTTTCCAGTTTCTGTCTATGTCTCATGCCATCTTTGTGAATATTGTCTATACCAAAACGAAACACTTTGGCAATCTCTTGTATAACTTCTGCAGCTTCTTCCTGTGTGATTACCAAGATTTCTCGCTGTAGTTCAGTGATCACGACACTTCTCTCCTGCCATCACCTATATCCTTGCTTTGTGTATATCTGCTAGAATTGTTTATGGCCTGGTCTTGTTCGTAAGTCTCTAGCACCACGTTCCTGCATACGTTTTGAAACCACTGATCCACTATGTCGGTGTCAGTTTTGCCTTGATAACCTGCTCTAATCAAGTTGGCTATAAACTTGTCATTCCAGTCAAATTCAAATGCACCAGAGTTAATGTCATTGGGATCCACATCCATGCTAAGGATCGTGATGTAAGGTTCACCACGTTCGGTAGCCAATTCCTTGGGAGACTTTTTTGCTTTTTTTTGTTCGTCTTTTGTCTTTTCTATATTTTGGGCAACATTTTCTTTAGGCGCAGACGTTTTACTGATTTTTTTAGGTCTTTTGAACAGATCAAGTATTCCCATTTTCGTTCCTTTTTAATGCTATCAGTATCTGTAATTTATCATAAACATCTCTTAGCGTGGGATCTTTTTGTATGATATTTAGATCTTGGATCCAACCGGTTCTAGAGGCCCAACCATTTTCTCCACCATTGTTGCGATAAACAGCATCAGCTTCGATAAGATAACCTGTGTAGTGTAAAACAGGACCGCTAATATTATTGCCGTCCAGCAAAGCCAAAGTTTCGGCTATGGGGCGCAGTTTTTGTTTGTACTCATCTGAATATTCAGCGGTACCGATTCGCCAACCACCTGCGGGTTCTTTAATTTCGTATACCATCTTTGCACTATGGTTTGATGGTTCCACAACTATTTTGGTCATTCTATTATATTTCCTTTATCGTCCACTTCACACCAGGTATAATCGCCTAACCATTTGACCTTGGCTATGTATTGATAGTGGTTAGGCGCACTATTGCACCAGTCTGCGGGTCCCAAATGTGTGAGTATGATCCTGTTGTGTATGGTATCTTGTGCCAACCAATAAGGTTGTCCATGATATGTCTGGAATTGATAATAAGCGTTGTGTACCATGTCAGTTATGTCTAGGCGCCGTTTGATGCTAGCAGCCTGCCGTTGCAACACAACCACTAGTTCTAGTATCCTGTCATATTCTTGTTGCGCATGCATCCTGGCCACATTGACCATGATATCTTTTTGTTTTTCAATTGGGATAAGGTCAAAGTTCGGTCCGCTTGTTTCTGTGGGATAAGGAGTGACGTTTTTATTAAAGAACTCTATTACCACATTACCTGTGGAGATATCAAAACTGTTTATACCTTTGGCACGGTTATTTTCCAATTATGTGCCCCACCGGTTGCGCCAAATATCGACCTGCAGTCGTGGACTGTAACGCCAGCCGCGATCCATGGCCATCTTGGCCACTTGTTGTGTATTCAAATTGTACACCTGTGCTACGCCACCCACAGGCATGAGATAAACAGGGCCACCAAAACCAGCTGTTCTAAAATCTGTAACAGCACGTTCGGCATCAATTACATCTTCTTTGGTTGCCACCACAAACTTGAGATAGGTCATACCTATCATTTCATAGCTCTTGACAATTTTGGGGTTAATCGCCAACTCCCATTTTTCACCAGAGCAAGGCAATTTAGGACTGACAGAAAATGTCAAGCGATCATAATCTCTACCATGTCGGGTGAACTCTTCAAAAAGATAATCACGTACCTGAGGGAAAATTTCTTGGCTGCCATTGGTTTCAAATGTAATGTCCCGCAGACCCGAACGTCTACAGATTTCAATTAAATCTGGGTACAGTTGTTGATATCCCAACAAAGGTTCACCACCAGTGATTACTAGATGCACAGTGTCAACAATGCCTTGATCCCATTGACGGTTGGGTATGAGATCGTGCATTTTTTCTGCTATGATGTTTACCGGGTCTTGGGCAGTGAAACGCTTGAACTCGGGATAAATCGAAGCATAGGTATCACAACCTGTAGTTACCAAGGGCAAATCTTCAAACTTTTTATA